CTACACAACATATACACTATTCAAAAAGTGATTTAGACTATACACTGGACGTGAATAGAGTATTTGATAACCTTTATAACGAGGATTAAGACATGGCAGTACCTAGCCCCAAGAAGACCCGAAAGGATTTACCTAAAAAGAAAAAGAAGGTAATAAAACCAGAACCAAGACCATTTAGTGAAAAACGCAAATCAGGTGCTGTTAAAAAGTCTTTAATACCCCCAAAGCGTCCTGATGTTGTAGATTTAACGCCACCTGAAGAAGCAGATCAACTGCTCCTAAAAGAAAAAAGTGGTGGTAAAGTCACTAAAATGGGTATGGGCGGCAAGTGTCGTGGCATGGGCGCAGCAAGTCGTGGTGGTGCGTTTACTAGAAACGGATAAATAGATGAATTACACTGAATTAGTACAGTCGATACAAGATTTCACTGAGAACAACGAAACAACTTTTGTTGCAGAGATACCTACGTTTGTTAGGCAAACAGAAGAATTAGTGCATCGGACTGTAATGATTCCAGAACTCAGGAAAAATGCTACTGCAAATGTAACTGCTTCAAATCCATATATAGCAAGACCTAATGATTTTCTTGCTCCCTTCTCTTTTGCCGTAGTTGATTCTAGTAACAACTACAATTTTTTAATTGAAAAAGACGTTAATTTTATGCGTGAAGCGTATCCAAACCAGACAACTACGGGTATTCCAAAGTATTATTCAGAGTTTGATGGGGATTTTACCTCTACTAACTCTCCAGGTAACTTTATTGTAGCACCTACACCTGACGCTAACTATTTGGTTCAATTACATTATTACTATGATCCACCATCCATTGTTACAGCAAGCACGTCTTGGTTAGGTGACAACGCAGAGCAAGTATTGCTGTACGGAAGCTTAATAAATGCGTATGTATTTATGAAAGGTGAGCAGGATGTACTTGTGATGTACAAAGAGAAATTCGATGAAGCTATGCAAAGACTTGCGGTATTAGGAGATGGCAGGTTGAAAAGAGATAGCTATCGTGATGGTGAGCCAAGGATGGAATTGTAATGTTTAAGATAGATGTAAGCGTTCCTAAAGATGAATCTTTAGTTCAAGTAAATACAACTGATAACAGGGGTTTAACTCCTGATGAATTATCCGAACAGTGTGTGCAAAAGATTATAGCTGTATCGGATTCAGCGCATCCAGTAATAAGGGATCAGGCTAATGCCTTCTCTAAGCATCTGGAGAAATTGGTGGCTTACTATATGAGACAAGCTATTCACAGTGACCGTACAACTGTGTATAATGCTGTCAAAGATGCAGGTCATCCTGAACTAGCCGAGCTTATAAGGAGATTGTAAAATGGCATTTAGCGGCAACTTTATGTGCACATCATTCAAGAAAGAATTGATGACTGCAACACACAACTTTACCAACTCAAGTGGTAATACTTTCAAACTAGCTTTGTATGATAACAACGCTTCTTTCAACGCAGCGACTACAGCGTACACTACATCTAACGAAGTAGGGAACTCTGGTACGTATTCTGCGGGTGGCGGAACTCTTACAAATGTAACACCAACAACATCAGGAACTACAGCGTTGACTGACTTTGCAGACATTACGTTTACATCTGCAACGATCACGGCTCGTGGTGCACTGATTTACAATGACTCTGCTTCTAACGATGCAAGTGTTGTTGTTCTTGATTTTGGCTCTAACAAGTCATCAACTTCTGGGGACTTTCAGATTGTGTTCCCAACACCTGACGCAAGTAACGCAATCATTCGTATTGCTTAACAACTAAGTTTGGAGTGCCGCTATGGTAAAACTGGTCAATCGTGCCAAGATGACAACCGCCACTACGGGTACTGGCACAATCACTTTGGGTTCAGCGGTTGACGGTTTCCAAACTTTTGCCGCAGCAGGAGTATCAAACGGAGACACCGTAAGATATTGTATAGAAGACGGCACAAGTAGTTTTGAGCTTGGTTCAGGTGTATATACTGCTTCAGGGACGACTCTCACTAGGGTTGTCTCTGAAAGTAGCAACAGTGGTAATGCGATAAATTTATCTGGCGATGCTATTGTGTTTATCACAGCGATAGCTGCGGACATACAACCTACAACTTTTACTACTACTGTTTTTACTGCAACAGCAAATCAAACAACCTTTTCGGTGTCATATACCGTAAATTTTGTAGAAGTATTTTTAAATGGATCTAAACTTTCGGCAGCAGATTTTACCGCTACCAATGGAACATCGATAGTTCTTGCTTCTGGCGCAACGGTTGGTGACACCCTTGATGTTGTTGCATATGGAACGCAAACCATAGCGAATGTTTATACACAAACTCAATCAGACGCTCGATACCTACAGCTTACAGGCGGAACGCTGACAGGAGATCTTACTGGTACGACAAGCACATTCAGCGGTGATGTAACGATTGCCGATAAGATTGTTCACAGTGGAGATACAAACACAGCGATACGTTTTCCTGCGGTTGATACGGTTACTATAGAAACAGATGGTTCTGAGCGTTTGAGAGTAAATAGTAGTGGAAATATTTTAATTCCAGATAATGGTAAAGTTATCTTTGGTGCAGGGTCTGATCTTAATATTTACCATGACACTAATCATAGCATATTAGAAGAAACTGGAACAGGGGCATTAAAATTAAAAGGCGATGACATTAGGCTAGAAAACTCTTCTGGTCAAAACATTATAAAAGCAGTTAGTGGTTCAGCAGAGCTATATGAAGCAGGTAATAAGAAGTTAGAAACATCAGCTACAGGGGTAACTGTTACTGGCACAGTAGCTGCAACGGCTTTTACAGGAGATGGCTCTGGGCTTACTGGTGTTGGCTTTACAACAAACGTAATAACAAGCAACACCACAGCAGTAAAAGATAATCATTATTATCTTAACGGTTCAGCGATTAGTCTTAGTTTACCTGCTTCTCCAAGTGTAGGTGATGAGGTTAGGCTGTCAGAGGTAGCAGGTAACACAAATTGTGTTATAGGTCGTAATGGTAGCAATATAATGGGCAGCGCGAGTAATCTTACTATAGATACGGCATATCTTGTGTTATACTTGCGTTATGTAGATTCAAGCATTGGATGGGCGTTCTCGTAAAGGTGAAATAAAATGGGTACAACAAGTTCTTTTTTCGGTGGCGGTAGTACAACTCTTCCTGATCCAATACCAATCGCTACAACACAAACATATACATTTCCTTTTTCTGGAACTGTTCGATTACACATTATCGGTGCAGGTGGAGGCGGTAAATCAGAATTTGACCAACGAGCAGCATCAGGCGGCGGTGCAGGCGGTTATTGCCGTAAACAGTTAACCGTAGCTGCTAGCGATACGATGGCTGTTACTATAGGCACAGGTGGTGCAGGTGGTACGGACAGAGGTAATGGTTCATCTGGAACGGTTACAACATGCGTATATTCTGGAACTACATATACAGCAAACGCGGGTAGTGGCGGGACTGCCGCATCTGGCGGATCGGGTGGCACTGCATCGAATGGTGATATAAATTATACAGGCGGTGCAGGTGGTTCTGCGAGTAATAACAATGGGTATTCATGTGGCGGCGGTGCAGTAAACTTCTTTAATAGTCCGCCTGTTGGTGGTGTACCTGCTTATAACCCTTCCGCAGCAGGTGGCGCGGGTATTGGCGGCGCAGGTGCGCCTACTGTCAGTACTTATTCGGCTTCGGGTGGTGGAGGCTCAACGTCTCCTGGCTCAAGCACAGGTAATCCAGGTATAGGAACAGGTGGAATTATAAAACATCCCTTTTTACAAGCGGCTTGGGCAGGTGGGGGTGCGGGAGTTACGCTTAGTAGTGGTCAAATGGGGGGCAGCGCGGCGGACACAGGTGGCGGTGGCGGTGGCACATATAGTGAACATAGTTCTAGTCTTCAAAAAGGTATGTCAGGTGGTGCATTTGCGGGTGGCGGTGCGTTCATAGGTCAAGCATATAACGGCGCTGAAGATTCTAAAGCGGGTAATGGAGGTGTCGGCGGTGGCGGTGGCGGCGGTTCAAACCGACACCAAACAAATACCGCCGCATGTCACGGTGGTGACGGTGGACAAGGTATTGTTTATGTAGAATATACGGCGGTGACATAATGACTAGAGCAAGAGACTTAGGTGACTTTATAGCAGACGGCGCAGCGCCAGAGCTTGTTGTAGATACAACCACGCTCGTAGTCGATAGCACCAACAATCGAGTGGGTGTGGGAACTGCATCACCGAGTGTTCCTTTAGATGTAGTAGGCGATACAAAATTAAGAGCAGTAGAAGCAACAGGTGATGTAAGTATTGCCGATAAAATCATTCACACAGGGGACACTAATACAGCTATACGCTTCCCTGCTGCGGATACCATTGCGTTTGAAACGTCTGGGTCAGAAAGGTTTAGAGTAGCTTCTTCTGGACAGCTAGGGGTCGGCGGTGCTAATTATGGTACAGCAGGTCAATTGTTAACATCAGGTGGTAATGGCGCTGCCCCCACTTGGTCAGATGCACCGTCCAGTGGAGCGTCTACTGGTTTTGTGTATTTTATGAGAGGATAAGAACATGGCTAATGGTCGTTTAGGAAAAGCAAAAATAAGCCCCCTATCAACTACAGTTGTATATGATAATACAAGTGGAGCAGAGGCTTCTGTTTCTATACTTGCACAGGCTAATCCTGCGGTTCCAATGAGTTTAAGAATAGATGGTTCAAATGATGCTGTTTCTTATGCTGTTACACTTGTGTCAGAGGCATACGCCAACAATTATATCGTATACGATGTATCCAATACAAGTTTAACTACAGGCTCACCTGCTTACATTGGAAGATTTCAATTTAGAACAATAACAGGAACTCCCACAGGGCCATATTATATTTATGAGTTTTATTCTGGAGCTAATTCTACTCTCTACACCACCAGTGGTGACGCTGATTTTAACACCTCCACAACGATTATGCCCATGCGCTTTTCAGCATATAATAGTTCAACAGGATTAGGAGATGCGGGTGACGGTAGGAAAAATCCAAACGCTATAATGATTGCTGTTCCAGGTGGGTCTGATAGAGGACAGGTGGCTCTTTATGCTACCCCCACAACGGCAGATGCTTATTACAAACGTGTATGGGCTAGAGATAATAGTGGTTCACAACTTTCTCAAACGGCAACTAGTTACAAAAACGGACAACAATGCGTGGATTATCATAACCAACAAGAAGTTCTCACTGGATTTTCTATGCATAGCAGTTCTTCCGCAATAACTGGTTTTTGTGCTTACCCTCAAGGGGGTAGTAACACAATAGGATCTGGTGCTTATACTAGCTCTAACAGCATTATGTATAGATGTGTAAATGGAAATGGCAGCTTTCCAGGGACTTCAAATATTGCTTATCCTCAAGCACGGCTCGTAAACAGAGTTGCTTTATTTGATATGTGCGGTAACAACGACAGGTTTGGTTTTGCTACAATGCCTGACAGTTATTATAATCCCGCCGCCTACACTACAACACAAATTGCTCAAAATATGGTATATGAGAGTGTTAACAGTCATTTTCGTTTTGACAGTAATACAACTGCTAGAAATGGTGGTCAGGTCTTATATTTTGATTACAATCCAAATAATCAAAAATATTATTTTGCTTGTAGAAATAATAGCCAAGCCTATCTTTATGAGCTTGATAGGGCGCAATTTTTAAGCACGGTAAGCGGCGGTGGTACGCAAACAGGGTCACTTGGAACTAGCTATGAAAACTATGGATTTAAACTCCTTAATAGTGATTTTGAGTTACCTTTTAACGATACTAGCAACTACCCAAACACTGAGGAAGACCAAATTCAGGGGCGCTCACAAAGAATAGGCGATAGCCTTTGGGTTTTATCTGTGGCTAATAGTTCTTCAACAAGTGTCGCAGCAGAAATTTTTTATTCAACAGACTTACAAAATTGGACAAGTGGTATAGGCAGATATACTCCTTATGATTATAATGTCGTTGAAGATGTCACTACTATTAGATCTGACTCTGGAACTGTTACAGCTACTAAAACGAATATAGGAAATGTTGGAACAGATGGTGTTCTGGAAGATAATACCTCTTTGACTCAATATGAACGAACAGGTTTGGTTTTGAGTAATAACGACAGGGTGGTTGCCTATAATGCAGGCACTACAGGTGATTTGGTTGTACAGGTAATGGGTTATGAAGGGACTTAAAAATGGCTAGAACAGTACTTACAGGTAGCGGTGGTGGTGGCACAACTTTAACCCCATCAAATGGTAATTGGGCTTCAGGGACGTTTGGAACTGGATTAATTCGTGTCTATGGATCACATCTTACAACTTATACTTTTACTGTACCAACAGCCATAACGACTATTCGTGTTCGTCTTTGGGGAGCAGGTGGAGGCGGGGCTTCTACTTCTGCTGCGGCAGGTGGCGGTGGTGGTGGCTTTGCCATTGGAGAGTTTTCCGTAACTGAAGGTACAAGTTATACAGTTACTGTTGGGCAAGGTGGCGGTCAAAATACAGCAGGAGGAACATCCTCTTTTGGTTCTTTAATAAGTGCAACTGGAGGAGAGGCTGCTAATAATACTTCTCAACGTAATGGAGGCGCAGGTACTGGCGGTTATATTAACCACACTGGTGGAGGATCATCACAGTCACATGGCGGTGGTGGAGGCGCGGCAAGTTTATTTGGTCACGGGAGTGATGGGGACTATAACTCCAACCGTAATAACATCACAAACAGAAAAAGGTCTGGTGGTGCAGGCGGTGGTCAAAATGTAAATAGCAACTCGTATACTATAGATAACTTTACGGGCGGAGGAGGGCCGTTTGGTACTTTTCTCGTTCCAGGGCCAAATCAGTCTACAAATAATTATCCTAACGGCGGATATAATCGTCAGATGGTTCAAACTATAGATGAGTTTGGCACAGGGAGTGGCGGTTATGGATATGAATCTGTATCTGCACAAGGTGTTAATGGCGGCGGAGGCGGATTTCGAGGTGACGGTGGTTGGCCTGGTGGTGGCGGTGGTTCAGGGTCAACAGCTACCCAAGGTGGTTTTGGCGCAGATGGCTGCGTAATTGTGGAGTATTGATATGTTTTGTAGAATAGTACAAGGATCAGCGGTAGACGTTGTAAACTCATATGAAGATAGATTTCATATCTCTTTACATTCAGAGTTTGTAGAGTGTCCTAATGAGGTACAACCAGGATGGATTTATAATGCTGATGAGGATACTTGGTCAGCCCCACCAGAAGAAGAGGAAGAAGAATCTTCTGAGTAAACTTGGAGTAGCCTAAATGTTTTTTGGCGCAACATCGATAGCTCAAGTACCGATAGGTGATGATGCGTCCGTTACTCGCGTTCTGGCAACAGGCGTTGGTGCAACAGGTACAGTTGGCGTTGTATCTCTCGTTACAGATAACAATCTAGCGGCAGGTGGGCTTGTCGGTACAGGTGCAGTAGGCACAGTAGCCGTTGGTGTAGGCGGTGGTATCGCTGTACCAGTAGGCAGCTTAACCGCAACAGGCTCTACAAATGATGTAACGCCAATCACGAATGTAGATGTAAGTCTCACAGGAGTAGCAGGAACTGGAGAAGTTACAGGGCCGACTATCACAGGTACGGCGTTAGTAAACCTTCCGACTGTTTCTGCTATGTCGTCTGCGGTTGGTTCAGTAAATGTAGTTATCAACGTACAGCCAACGATCACAGGTCTTGAGGCAAGTGGTAACATACATCAAGTCACTGTAATTGGGGATGCGATTGTCCCAGAAACAGGTTTGTCTGCTACAGCAAGCGTTGGCACGGTAACGCAAAGAACAACAGCCGTTATACCTGCTGCATCAGTTGTAGCTACAGGTTCTGTAGGCACGGTCACAGTTACAGGTGGCTCTTCTGTTACAGTTGGAGGAGTTGCGGGTAGCGGACAAGTAGGAAGTGTGTTAGTTTGGAGTAGAATTATTCCAGAAGAAGACACAATCTGGACACAAATAGTAGCTGCGTAGGAAAGAACATGCCAAGTACATATGCAACAAATAGTGGTATCGAACTCATAAGAAACGGCGAGCAGTCGGGTACATGGGGTACAACCACTAACAATAACCTCAACATAGTTGATCGTCTTACTAACGGTGTTGGCACAATAGATCTTAGTTCCTCTGGTGCATCGCACACTCTTACAACAAGTGATGGGGCTTTGTCAGATGGTCAGTTTAAAACACTTGTTTTATCTGGGGCAACTCAAGCATGTACGATCACAATAGCTCCTAATGATGGGCAGCACATATACTTTGTGGTTAATGGATCAGGTCAAGCTTGTACGTTTAGTCAAGGATCTGGTGCAAATGTGGCTGTAGCAAACGGTGACAATGCGATTATTTATGCAGATGGTGCAGGGTCAGGTGCTGCTGTTGTGGATGTCACGGCTAACTTTGGCATGAGCAGCGTAAATATAACAGGCGGATCTATTACAGGAATCACTGATCTGGCTATTTCAGATGGCGGTACAGGTGGTAGTACAGACTCTGCTGCCCGAACAAACCTTGGCGTAGCGATTGGGTCAGACGTTCTTGCTTATGATGCAAACTTACAGGGTTTTGTTAGTGCTCTTACTTTGCCCACTACTGATGGCGCTGCAAACAGAGCTTTGACTACAAACGGGTCAGGGACTATAGGATACTCTAACCTCGCACCTAACACATCAATAGCCCTCAGTATTATTCTGGGATAGGAGACAGACATGGCAGAACCAAATATTGCAGCATTAACAACGATGACAGGCAAGGTTAACGTAACCAACCTGACAACAACATCACAGACATCAATTCTTAACAACCCAGGAAACAATAACAAAGTCCTTAAAGTAAACCTTGTGCGTTTAGTTAACGTAGATGGTAGCGCAGCAAGAACTTGCACTGTGAGTTATCACAATGCCACTAACGCAGGTGGTACAGCTACAGAGATTGTTCAGCTTAAATCTGTAAACAACAATGATTTCTTTGACGTAGTAACAAAAGACTCCCCTATTTATTTAGAAGAGAATGGAAGTACAGGAACTTCCTTGAGTGCTACGGCAGGAACAGCAAGTGATTTTAAAGTTATAGTTTCATATGAAGAAATTTCATAATAGTTCAATTGAACTTTTGTTGAGAAAGTAAAATGCCGTTATCAAAGCTTCAATTCAACCCAGGGGTAAATCGTGAAATAACAGCATACTCTAATGAGGGTGGTTGGTTTGATATTGATAATGTAAGGTTTCAAAAGGGTTATCCCGAAAAGATAGGTGGTTGGCAAAAAAGATCGTCAAACTCTTTTCTTGGAACTTGTCGTGCATTACATCCTTGGGTTTCTTTGAATCGAGATCAATACGTTGGTGTTGGCACGAATCTTAAATATTACATTGATGAAGGTGGTTTCTATAATGACGTGACCCCACTACGCACCACAACTTCTGCGGGTGCAATCACGTTTGCTGCAACAAATGGATCTTCAGAGTTAACCGTAAGCCACACAAATCATGGCGCAGTTGTTAATGATTTTGTAACTTACTCTGGCGCTGCAAGTCTTGGGGGAAATATTACTGCGGCTGTTCTTAATCAAGAGTATTACGTTACAGAGGTTGTAAATACTAACAGCTACAAAATAAAAGCTAGAA